ACTTCGAACCCTATCACCCACACCCAAGGATTCGCTTTCCACCCATACTTGTCAATGTCGCCCTTCTTGATTGTGGCATCCCACGTCTCCATAAAATGCAGCGTGGGTGACACAACGAACTTGCCCTCCGTGCGGTATCCAAAGCACCCTTCTTTTTCCGCTTGTTCGTCCCCGACTTCCTGCAACCGCCCCAGTCTCACGTCTAGCACCCGCAAGAAGGTTCTGGCCGCGTCTTTCGGCATGTGGATGGATGGTTTCCATCCATGCCCGTCAAAAGGTGTCCATACCGCGCAGGTATGTGGCGCGTAATCCGCCCTATAGTAAACTTTCCCGTCCTGCCTCGCCCATGCCTCCCGGACGTATAGGATGTCGTTATATTTGCATGGTGGATTCTTCTCTATGTATGGTAATAATTTATACCATGTACCACCGTCCGGGTTCTTCCCGTGCGTCTCCCCCTCAACGTCCTTCTGAATCTCTATCAACCGGGTTCCATACTTATCCGTGCGCATCTTCATTTTGGTATTGTCGTACTTGTACCTCACCGCCCGCCGTGTGACCGTCTTCCTCCTATCCAGTATCGCCCGTACCATGTCCGTATTGAACAGTATCGGCCTTGCCAGCCTTAACGCTCCTTCTCTTGTCATGATTGCACCTCCAACTTTTGACCACATCTATGGCAGTATTTGTTTCTGCAATTCACATCCGCCCCACAAACGGGGCATTCATAGCTATCGAACCCGCAATATGATTCCAAGACCTCTTTCTTCCCTCTCTGCTTCTCCATTGCCTCGCGGCACTCTTCAATTGTGCCGATTTCCTGGTACCGCTTTACCTTTTCAAGTGCTTCCAATGCTTTCTCTGCGATAACCAATGCTTCAAGCTCTGAACTATACACTTTATTGCAAAATGAATCGTGCCGAATTTTGTAACGCAAACCACTTAATTTTTCAATTACTTCATTCTCCGTCATTTCTTCACCTCCCAACACCCACAGCAAATTCTCCACACTATTTCATATGGCCAGCAAACTATCTGTAGTAAGACCAGAGGAATCCATATCAGGGTATCCATTAAAATCCGCCTCACATTCTTCCTTGTAATCCTATCCTGGTGATGCACCAAACGATGCAGGACGTACTTGCAATCAAGGTAGTGGTGCATAACGAGCTGGTTATACCAATACCCGTTAACCTCGAATTCTTTTCCACACTCGCATTTAAACGAATACTTTGTACCTCTTCAAACATAAGCTCCTTCCTCCATTTCTGCCAATGCCTGCTCCGCCTCTTCTTCTGTCCGATAAAATCCGTCTCCAAATAATTCTGGACGAATCCATACTTCTTGGACGCTATACTCTCTTGCCTTTTGACAAGCGCACTCGCGCTCTGGGCATTTTGCGATTCGGCATTTCTTCACTTCGTACGCCATCACCAAGAGCCGTCCTTGTTCCTCCAAGTCCTCATACCCCTTAATCACTTCATAGGCCTTTTGCAGTAATTCGGGGCAAGTCAGGGCCGTGTCTTCTTCATAGTGTCGGCATTCCCCGCAATGCTTTTTTCCCAGACAATACTTTAGTTCCTCTGACAATTTCCTTTCCGTCATGACCTTCTCCTTTCACGCGAACCGCATCTGCCCGCTCTTTTCTGCTTTGAAATCCTTGACCTGAATAATCGGTTGCCGTTCCCCAACCTTCAAGTACCCGCAGTTTGCCGCCACCAGCTTCTCGGCCATGATTGGCACCACGCTGTTACCAATCCGCGCCACCTGCTTGCTGGCCGGGTAGGGATGCCCCATGTAGTCGCGGTCAATCACGTAGTCCCTGGGAAACCCCTGCCCCAGTTTCAGTTCTTCCGGCCTTAACATCCGCAAGAAAATGTCAAGTATCACGTACTCGCTCCCCAGGACCGTGACCAGCGCGAACCTATCCCTTGTCACCACGGTACGTAACGGCTCGTCCAGCCCCTGCCCGCACCCGCTCCCGTAATACTCCATGATAAACTGGCTCACCCATGTGCATTTCCTCGCCGTCTCGTCATCGATACCGGCGGCGCGAAGCTCCTCCCAGTCCACGGCCAGGATGGAAACCGTCCCGAAATGCCCGGGAGACGTCGTGATGGTATGTATCGGCTCGGTTAGGACTTGCCCCTCGCCGCTCTTGTAAAACTTGGTCATGTACGACACCACCAGGCCGTAACGGTTGCTCGTATCGATGGTCTGTACCGGCTTATCGACCTCCTGTCCCCTGACACCGCCGTCCGTGGTCTCGGAATGGTACTGTATCAGTAAGGGGCTGATTACCCCGTGGTGGCCGCCGGTCGTGATTGTCAGAATCGGCTCATTGATGTCGCTCCCCAGTGCTCCCGTATTGTTGCGGAACATGTACGGCGATAGGACTGGCGAAACCAACGCGTTATGGTCAACCGTCGTTATTGTATGCAACGGCTCGTCCACGCCCGTTCCCGCTCCCTTGTAATTTCCGCCATAACATTTCATGATGAACGGCTGCGGGTTGTTGAACACGAACTTTTCCAGCCCCCTCGCAATCCGCTTCATCGTGTTCTCGGCCAGCGGTTTCTTTCGCCCGAAGATGGATTTCCCCAAGTCCCACAAGTCCAGGTGCTTGTAAATCGGCTCCCACGGTTTCAGGCCTCCCGCCCCGCCCTTGCCGTGCGTTTGTACCGGCCAGACGATGTCCCTGCCGTCCCGCCGGAATATCGCGTACCAGCGTTTGCGCGTCGTGGGTGCGCCGTAGTCCGCCGCGACCAGCTCCCGGCTGTCGAACACGTATCCCAGCGACTTCATGGCCGTGATAAACTTCTTGTAGTCCTCGCCCCTGCGCTCTGGAATCGGGTGGCCGTTTTCATCCAGCGGCCCCCATTGCTGGATTTCCTCCACGTTCTCCATGATGATGACATCCGGCAATAACGTCCTTGCGTGCTTGTACACCGCCCACGGAAGGATACGCAGTCCCCTTTTTCTCGGCTGCCCACCCTTGGCCTTGCTGTGGCTCGTACAATCGGGCGATGCCCACATCAACGCCACGTGTCGGCCTTTCACATACTTCTTCAAATCGGCCTTGAAAATGTCCTCCGTCAAATGCAGCGTGTCCGGGTGGTTTGTCTTGTGCATCAGGATGGCATCCGGGTCGTGGTTGATGGCGATGTCCACCTGGCGGCCTAACGCCATTTCAATTCCGACGCTTGCCCCTCCGCCGCCAGCAAAGCAGTCTATAATCAACGATTCCCTCATACCTCGCCTCTCCTTCCCCTCTTCCTTCGCCTCGCCATCGGCCCCCTTACGTAGACCGTGCACTCTTCTGGCTTGCATCCACGACTATGCTTCACGATGTCGCAATAATTGCAATTCACACCATCGGCATTCCTCTCGTAACTTCCCGCCCGATACATGCACGTCCTGCACAGATGGCGGTCGGCGTTCGAGCCATTTCCACCTGGCTTACTTGCCCGCAGCCACCCGTAAACGGTACTGTACGGAATTCCCAGGGACGCACTGACTTCTTTCATGTTCATCCCCGCCACGCTCATTTCTGCGGCCAGCTCGCGGTCGCTCTTCTTGTTCTGGTTACTCATGGTAGCACCTCCGGAAAATCAAGAAAACTCATTTGTCCGCTTACGTTTTTCCTTGCCTCACGCTCGGCGGTAAGCCGACCGTCCTTATACTCGTTATATTTTTTACGGTACTCGTAACTCCTTCCGAATACGTTCCACGCGGCCTTTACCACGTTTGGTTCATACGGTCGGATTTTCTCCAGGTCTCTCACGGCCTTGTGCGATATCGGGCAGCCACAGCACCCCGTCCTTGTCAGGCCGTAAACCTCGTAAGCGTCGGAATACCTGATATTGTAATGCTCCTTGTACCACGCCTTGTCCTTATCTGTAACGTAGTACAGCGGACGCAAACGGTACTGTCCGCTGCTTGTCTGCGTGAAGCACAGCGCGGTATTGTCCTTGCGCGGAACCGACCTCATGCCGCCCTCGTCCCTGCGTTCGCCGGTGATTACCATGTCAAAGTCTTTTTGCACGTCGTGCGCGACCTGCTTCTTGCAATAGTCACAACATTTAGCGCTAATTCGGAAATCCGGTGGGTACTCCTTTATGAAATCCAGCATATATTTTGACGAGTTAATCACCAGCTGGATGTTCGGTCGCGGCTCCCCGGCGGAATTGCAGCAACACAAGAAGTTGATGGTGGTCTCGCAACCTGGATACCGTTCTTTCAGTTCCTTCCGCTTTTCGGCCTTGTCCGGGGCGTTCTCGTATTCCTCCGCAATGCTTAGCGGGATATTTTTCTTCTGCCACCCTTCAAGCCCCGCGGACATTATCTTTGACACGAACGGGATGCCGTGTTCCCTGACCGCCCGCACGATGCCTACCTTTGGCCTGACCTCCTCAATTTCCACCCCGTACTTCTTTTCCGTGGCCTTTACGTGGTCTTTAATCGCTTTCATTTCCAGGCCGGTGTTGAAGAAGCAATATTTAATTGGCGGAAATCCGAAAAGCTCCCTTGTTCTTTCTATGATGTCAATCATGATGTCGCTGTCCGCCCCGCCGGAATAGGAACAGATAACCTTCGGGTGCTCCCTTATCCGTTTCGCGACAATGCTCTGGATTGCCGTGAACTTCGCCGGCGCGTCAAAATCCGCATAAGCCGGCCTTTCCGTATAAACTTTACTCTTATAAACATCTTTCATCTTTCCCAAGAAGCCCGGTATACCCTTGCCCCGGCCGGAGGCTGGCTCCTTTCTGTTTTATTTAATCAAATAATCCCATCTGCTTCACCGGCTCAAAATTCATCCACAATATTTCCCTCTTCTTGCTGCATGTTTGCGAATAACACACGGTTTCTTCTCGGTGCCATCCCTTCAGTCGGTCGTTGTACGAATCGTTGTCATACCCCGACAGTAGCACCGGCCCCTTGTGCGCCATGGCGGCGTCCAACAAATTTCGTGTTGTCCCTCTCGAAATCCACATTATTATCGTCCATTACCTTTCCTCCTCGCCTCTTTATACCCCTGCATTTTCCCAATCTCGTCCACCACGTCAAGAACGAGCTCCTTGGCGAACTTCTCCCTTCGGTACTTCTCCCACAGCCTATACACTTCCACGTTGCAAAGACGATCCCAGTCAACGTCCGTCATGTCCGTCCCGAAATATTTTTTATACAGCCCCCAGCAATCGGCGAACAATCTGGCGGCCTCACGGAAACCCATCATAGTTCCGTGACCCGGATGTATATGCCGGGTCTCTCCGCCCAGAACTTCTCCGTGATTTCCCTGCACACTTGCGCGTCATCGTTCCAGAAACCAACGCGCGTCATGCAGTCTTTCAGGAGCTTCTGCAGGTTGTCGGTATCCGGTCTCGAAGTTCGGTACTCGCCGTCCCCGTGCCTGCCCTTGGGAAAACACCACGTCGCCACCAGCTCGACCGCGCCCTCGCATTTCTTGTCCGGCTTGTGCCGTGCCAGGTGCGCCTCCAGTTTTGCCCTGGCGTTCCTCAGTTCCTGCGGCTCGTAAAAGACCGGCTTCTTGTCCTTCCCCACATGCACCCGCTTTTCCTGGTGCGTGCATGTCGGCGGTTCCATCGGCATGAAGAATTCAGTCGCCATCATAATCCGCTCCCTTCCGCTCTTTCATGTTCGTTCCTCTTTGTCAGCTCCACCTGTCAATCCCTCCTATCACCCCCCGGCCCAAAGGTGTGGCGTCAAAATTGGGTGTGTGTCAAATACCCCCTCTTTAGAGGGGTATTTGACACCCCATTTTTTGACACCTCACTATCAGCTGTCAAATCACTGTTTTGACACCTTGACACCCTTTTTGACACCACTGTCAAATGACGTTTTGACACCTTGACACCCTTTTTGACACCACTGTCAAATGACGTTTTGACACCTTGACACCCCTTTTTGACACCCCCGTCAAGGTGTCAAATTACCATTTTGACACTTTGACACCTCCGACCGTCAAGTGTCAATTTTCATTTTTGACACCTTGACACCATTCCGTTGTCCCGCCTGAATTCCTTCGATTCGTCCACGTATTTTTTCACCGTGTTGACGGTTATGTTCATGTACTCGCCTATGTCGGACATTTTCACTTTCCCGGTGCCGTCCATGTCGCTTTGCTCGAACGCCTCTTTCAGCTTCTCCAGATTTTCCTTTTTCTTCTCCGCGGGACTCTTCGGCTTTCCCTTCTTTTGCCACGGCGGTTGTTCCGCCTCCGTCTGGATGTCCTTCAACGCCCCGGACTCGTCCTCCCGGTGGACGGGGTAGTCGAACCACATGTTAATCGGCTCAAACTTCGGGAACTCCCTTAGCGTCCCCTCTATGCGCCACGCCGTGCGCTGTCTGACCTTCTTGTACGCCTTGTCGATTTCATCTGTCAGTTCGTCAAACTCCTTGTCACGCATCACCTTCCGGCAATACTGAACCATTTGCGTTCCGCTGAAATAGTCATCCTGGCCAAGATCCTCGTCAGCCTTTTCCCCGTACCCATACCGTTCCAGCATCCTCTTGCATGCCGCGCACCCGGCCTTGTTCTCTTCCTGGCGCAACAGTTCGTCCGTCAGCTCCAGCCCGATCAAGTCTAACAGCGCGTCGGGATCCCGGGAGAACACGCCGGAGCCGGAAGCCCTATCCATGGCCCGCTTCGCCCCTTGCGCGCCCTTGGAATGATGGTGGCAATAAATGACCGCGCACCCCAGCTCCGTGCACACCTTGTCAAACTGGTTGCAGAAATTCGACATTTGGTCCGCGCTGTTCTCGTCGCCGGTAATGACCTTGTAAATGGGATCGATGATGACCGCCTCGTAATTCTTTTTCATTGCCCGCCGTATCAGCTTCGGGGCGAGCTTGTCCATCGGCACGGCCTTCCCCCGCAGGTTCCATATGTCGATGTTGGCCAGGTTCCCCGCCGGAATCCCCATGGCGTCATACACGTCCTTGAAGCGGTGCAGGCAACTCGCTCGGTCAAGCTCCAGGTTCACGTACAACACCTTTCCCTGGGTGCACCGCCATCCAAGCCACTTCGTCCCTTCCGCGATGGCGATGCA